GCTGGACCTGAGCCGACGACTTTTATCGGAAAGTCCATGCGAATTATGTTGCCGTTACCAGCTGCCGTTGTAAAACTTGGCGCTAAAAGAAACACGCAATTAGGGACAATCTTTGTCGGGTCGTTTATAACGCGCAATCCTGAGACTGCTTCAAGCGTTGTCGTGAGATCGTCTAAAGCTTCGTTTAGTAAATCTGTGTACGCCATTAGGCAACCGAGGGACGATTGATACCAAGTAACTGTTTAACTATTGGCGTGAGCGATTGCTGTGGGGCTTGACCCATTGTGTCGAATGACGCGAAAGCGTTTTCTAATGATCCTCGACTACGCCATAGCGCTGCTCCGTACATCAAAGTACCTAGGGTCACGTCTCCCCCTGGACTTGTGTTGAGCTGGTCAAAATAGTTTGATTCCTGCCGTCTGCGATAACAGAAAGCATTACTCGCTAAAACTGATTGTTCTAGTAAAACGTAGTCGTCAGATTCTTCGTCTATTTCTACGCCCAAATAGGCGAGCAAATCGGCGTCTGCTATCCAAGTGCATATTTGCGTGTATGTAACTGTGCCTGTATAAAACGCAATAAATTGAACATCGCTACCTGTGCACGCATAAAGAATTTGATTAGGTACAGAAATATTTTCATTGAATAACAATTCTCCAGTTGTCGTGTCAGCGCCAATAAATAAATATTGCGGCAACGCAAGCACCGTAAATGTGCCGTTAAATGGTGCGCCGATAGATGCAACAATCACAGATTGCCCGATAACTATTTCTGTTGGCTCAAGCGTGCTTATGCACGCATAGTTATTTAATAGTTGTTTAGATGCTGTGTTGTAAGTTGTCATGGCGGTTAAGCCGCCTCTCGCTTACAGGTTTGTTACATCGATGTTGCGAATAAGATCGGTGATCGCGGCAAATGTTGCGAAATAACCGTAATAACTGAACTCGCGTGAGATTTTGGTCGGTAGGTCCTGTGTCATCACGCCCCGCATATTTTCATACACCTCGAATGAACGAGATGCGTTAGCGACGATCAAAGTATTTTCGTCAATGGCATCAAACTGGCTGTCTACAACAATGTTTAGACCCATTGGATTTTGTCCTGACCATGATGCTGCCGAGCCTGCGCCGAGCGTATTCATGCCAAGCAACCCAGGTGCGCCAATCGCTGGAAACACTGGACGGTTCTGATCGTCGACTAATTGTCCAAGTAATTGCCACACTTTTACTGATGTGTACATTGTGTCCACAAAAAAGTTTGTGCCAACTGATGCGTCATACGCTGCAGTGTAAATTGCTGTCAACAAATTTTCTGGGCTTGTGCCGTCCCATGTGCCAGAGTTAATTGAAGCAGTGCGCAATTCTGTGCAGGCTTCTCTGTCTGTGGCAAGCATGTATTGACCCATTAAGTCATTGAGAATTAAACTCATCGCTGCAGGGTCTGTCATGTCGATCAATTGCATTGACATCATTGCTGAGCCTGCAAAAGTTTTTCGATCAACTTGGTTTGCGTCAATCACCATTGTCGTCGCTGAGACCACTGAATTTTGTGGTGTTTGCTCTGCGGCTGATGTGTGAGTGCCGATGGTTGGTCTAATGAACGATGTGCCGTTGCCGTTTGGTAATGCGCGTGGTCCGAATGATGTAACTACAGGTCTGATGTAATTTAGATTTTGTACCAGAGGAGCCAAAACTGGCAACGGAAGTAAACCTGGTGTGTCAGTAGTGGCTGTGTCGCCAGCGGCTGCTTGCAATGCTGTCTGATTTTTTTTGACAACTTCTTTGTAAGCCAAATTAACTTTTGCAAATGTGTCGCCACCAATGTGCATTGCGGCAAGATATTCGCCTGGTGTTGGCATCGCAAATTGTTGTGCAGGTTTTGCCCACAATTTATCTGCGGCTGCTGCTGCTACTTCGACTGGTGTTTCTACTGATTCGATCATGATTTTCTCCTGTGTAGGTATAACTTCATTTAACTCTATAACTGGTTCTGTTTGTGGGATACTGGCTGCAACATCGGTAATTATTGCACCGCTAAAAGCGCCTTGACTAACCATGCTTAGCTCCGTCCAATCGGCTGCTTCAACGATCATTACTCCGTCTGCGTCGTAACTAAACTTTGTTGGGTTGATACCAACCGACACCGAGTCAATTACACCGTCATTTGCAAGTGTCAAATATTCGTCGCCTAGTCGAGTGGCGCTAATTTTGGCGGTAAAAAGCATGCCCTGTGGCGTGTCTACACGCTCCGTCAATATGCCTAAAATTTGACTTGAGTCGTGCTGTCCGTACAGTTTTGGTGCGCGACCGTCAACAGGTAACGCGCCTTGCATAATGCGCACTTTTGTGCCGTCTGCAACTGTTGCTGTTTCATCGTAAGTTACTGCTATGCCACTGATTGAGCGGCGCGGTAATTCCCCTACCGCACCTGCATCAACCGTGATCAGCGAAGGGACTAATTTGATCATGTCGGCGATACTACATCAACTGTCTCTGGCATTTGTGGCATGTCATATTCTGATTGCAAGTATTCCTCACTCAAATACTTTTGGACATCAAATTCAACATAAGTGCCAGCTGGTAGCACATTGTTTTGACTGAGTGTTGATGCAATGCACTCTGCGTATGGTTTAACGCCAAAACTAAACAAGTCCAAACGAGCGCCTTGATTTGAGACATAAGAATATCCGCCGACAGAAATTCCTGCAAGGTAACTTGGGATATTGCAGAGCCTGCACATTTCAAGCGACTGATAATTGCTTGAGTCGATTAGCAACATTTTGTCTGGACTTGTTTGCGTTTCCGTATAATTTACAAATTCGTTTAAAGCCGCAGTCTGATTCGTTTCACGCGCATGATTAAACGATGCTGCAAGGTCTGCTAATTCTTGACCGCTTAAGGGCTCGCCGCCCGTCTGCCTCAAGACACCCGCTGGAATCGCACTACTCGCATTTCTGTTGCGTGCCGCTTCAAGTTTTAGCGCTGTCGCGACTGCTTGTACTGACTGATAGACAATGCCCTGGATTGGTGACAAGAATTGCACAACGTCGTTCGGATCTAATTCGCCGCCTTGAAAAACGATCTGTTTACTTGGAGCAAACCATACTGGACCAGCTTGATCAAGTGTCTGCACCATTGCTGCAGGTAATCGAGTAAACGATGCAGGAAATCCGTCAGCGGTACGCGAAGTTATAAACCAGAACGCTCGTCCGAAAAAAAATAGGTCGTCAAATGTCCACGACAAAATAAAATTATTAGGTAACGCTGGGTCAATTTTGCGTAACCAAGTGCGTGGCGCTAATGGCATCTTTTCCATTTCGTCACCATTCCAAATTTCGTTATACATCTTTAAGGGCATGCAACCAATGACACTCGCCATAAGATCACGCGCTCGACTAACAGTCGGCACACTCATTGCACGATTGCGTGCTTCGCCTTCAATGTATGAGTAATACTTTCCAATCATTCCAGAACCACCGTTATTTGACGACTGATAATAACCGCCAGCAGCTGCCGCTTTTGAAGCTGGTTGAGCGTCAGCGTTAGCAGTAATTTTGCCTGCAATAAACTCAATCAAAGTTTTAGCCATGCAGTAAGTATGCCATTGCCTTTACCGCGCGTGGTGTATAGGTGCTGGGCGCAACGGACCGAGAAAGCAGGTAACGCCCAGCCACCCGTACAGATATTAGCGTGAAGCTACAACAATCATCGGTTTGCCACTTGAAGTCGGTTTGCTGGTAAGTGCTGCAGCCCAAACCATGCAACGCGCTAACTCGATCGGTCCTGGAGAGCGTTGAGAGCTGAGCGCGATACTGTTCTGCGACCTGACCGCTACCGCTCGCTGAACATGCTCGGCGAACATTTCCTCGCCTGTATGCCACAACAATTTCTCGCCAATCATGGCGCGGACTCTTGGAGTGAATTTCAATATCTCGCCGTAGCCGACAACTATTCGCCGACGCTCTAAAGCTGGGAGCCAGTGCAAGTCAATCGTCGGAGTTATTGCAAATTTGATGCTCGGATTCTTGGCTAGTTCTTGTGCGCGTAAAATCATTTCGTCGTAAGTGTCCACAACAAATTCAACGGTTGCCACTGTGCGTCGATCAGGTAGCACGACGCAACGTACCGCGAAATATCTGGAGTCGTCCAAACTTGATTCGATAGCGACGGTCCCTCCGTCTGGCATTGTGTCGAGGTAGTGCAGCTCCGACCAGATACCAGGCTGTATCCATGCTTTGTCACTGGCTACCCAGAGATTGCAACTGGCTCGC